CCCTGATTCAGCAGCATATCGAGCCGGGAGAGAAGCTGATCGGGCTCGCGACCGCCGTGCAGAAGAAAGACCATCCGCCCCTGCGCTTCAAGCGCTTCGGTTAACCCTGCGGTCAGCTCCGCATAGAAAGGTGACGTCAGGTCGCGGACAATCAGGCCAATCACCCCGCTTTGCCCGCCGCGCAGCGCCGACGCCTGACGGTTACGCACAAAACCCAGCTGCTCAACCGCCTCGTTAACCCGCTGACCGGTCGCAGGAGAGATGCGCCCTTTTCCGCTTAGCACCAGAGAAACGGTGCTGACGGAAACGCCCGCCGCCAGCGCGACATCGTTGATGGTGATTTTTTTCGCTACAGCCATGTGTTGGCGTGACTCCCTGAAATGAGATCGGTAAAACGTTTTATCAATACGTTATCTTTATACTACCAGTCAAAGCCTGAGAATGTGATTTAGCGCGCACTAAACTTTGATAAAACGTTTTATCTTCTCGCAGCATTGAAGCAGGCAAACTGATTTTAACAATAAAGGAGTCGTTTTATGACGGCGAAAGCAGCACAAAAAATATCGCTGTGGGAATTTTTCCAGCAACTGGGTAAAACCTTTATGCTGCCCGTGGCACTCCTCTCGTTCTGCGGGATCATGCTCGGGATCGGCAGCTCGCTGAGCAGTAAAGACGTCATCACGCTGATCCCGTTCCTCGGTACCCCGGTGCTGCAGGCGATCTTCATCTGGAGACTATTAAGTCTTTTAACGAAGTGGCTTGATGTTGGATTGATGTGCGGTAACTTCAGCTATGTTGCCGCGATACGATTTGTCATGTGCAATGAACTAACGTCGTTTCGCGGTAACTTTATGCCCCATCCATGCCCCACGCATAATTCTAGTCAACGCCAGACCACATCAGCCCTGCAGGGCAACTCGATAACAAATACGCCAGCAGTATGTTCCCCAAAAATTTGTTCGCAGCCAGCAGATTCGAGAGCCAGACGTTGCAATTCGGTATCCTGGTGGTTTGTTGATACTCGGGCATAACCGTAAATCATGGGATTTCTCCTGTTATGAAAACAGGAGAAACGGCGAAGCATCACCAGATTTTTGATGGTTATAAAAAAGGTTCTTATAGTGGATTTTCAGGCCACACTGGCTTAGTCGGGTCAACTTTCGTCAGTGCATAGCGGTATTTCTGCCATGCAGTGAGTCTGGGTTTGTCAGCATCATCAATGTAGCCGCCGTCCAGCGCATCCTTCATGGGTGCAATAACCCGGTCCGCCTCCGCCAGCAGAGCCGTTTTTTTTGCAGCGGCCTGCGCCGCCAGCTCTGCCCCTGTGGGGGCGGGGATATCTTTCCATACAGGACCAGAAGGACCCGCATCCATTAATTTATCAGTACGGCCAGCAATAAATTCGTCGTATGTAGCCTGTGAAATCTCAACCAGATCGTCCCCGGCATACTGCTCCGCAGTCCGCTCGAGCAGAAATCCATTAAGTGACGGGCTGTAATATATTTTCATTAATTAATACCCCAATACAAAATACATACATACAATAGAACTATTCGCAAGAGCTATCCCCGATTTGGTGTTGCGGACTGCAAAGCTAGCCTTACTAACGGGGGCTGTAGCAGATGGATAAGATGAAAAGATGTATGGGTCGCTGTCTCCTGCGTATGATATTTTGCTTTGATGGGCTTCCGCATATATAAATCCGGTGGGGAATGTGTCCGGGAGCGTCAGGAACACGTTGCCTTGCGCATCTGTAGGTGCTAATTGCTGGCCACACATAAGCTTGTAACCACCAGGAAGATTCAAGACTATTGTGGTGGATGTCTTAGATGATACAAAGCTGGACATGTCAGGTATTTGTCCACTTCCTGTGCCAACGTTTTTAGTTGAAGCTGTGCCAAGACTTAACGCTGCTAACGCCGCCTGAATAAATGCCGTTGTGGCAAACTGGGTTGTGTTTGTCCCTGGGGCGGCTGTAGGTCCAGCTGGCGTACCTGTAAATGATGGGCTCTCCAGTTGGGCAAGTAACAGTATTGTGCCCGCAGTAAGCATATTTGCAGCAATGTCGTTAGCTGACCATGCTCGAGCGGAGGTTCCCTCCTGGCCGCGAGCGATCGTAAGCACATCACCTGACTTTGCTGTTACGTGGACAATCTCACTGAGCTGACCTGTCGCAGCATCAACCAGCGTCAACTTAAAAAAGCTTGTTCCAGATACCGGAGATGGGAAAAGAGCACCCGTACCAGTATTCAGTGTCAACGATGTTGCTGAGGCGCTAATGCCAGCTGCCAGAACGCTTTGAGCATTGTTAGCAGCCAAAAGTTGAAGTGCCATTTATCCTCCGGGATTCGGGCAATAAAAAACCCGCCGAAGCGGGTTTGGTTAACGATTTTTAGTTAATTACGAATTCTGCTTTAGCGCCGCGGAAGGAGATAGTTTTGTTTCCTGCCCGCCGGCAAGCATCAGCAATGGCTTTCATGCCATATTCAATATTTGCCAGATGACTTCTCATTGCTACGATTTCAGCCTTAGGCGCTGATACGTCAAACCCTGCCGCCTCAAGAATATTGATCAAGCGAATGGCAGACGATGTTGAATTGTCGCCACAGAGCATAGGCATAGTGACGTCCAGGGCAGGTGCACACATTGACTTTCCGAATGACAGGTTGCCACTACGAACCACCGGATTGTTGTCAATCCACCACTGGAGAGGAATATTTATGTCCAGTTTTGGCATTGGCAGCTCCAGTTGCTTACCAAGGAACTCCCCCTCCAAAGCCATGCGGTGAACGTACTCAACTGCCATTGTGATTTGCTCAAGATCGAGCTCATCAATACTTTCAACGTTAAACCGCTGATGAACGATGTTGTATGCATCGTCGTAGCGCAACCCCTTTCTCCCCACCAGCATATTTACAGCGTCACGTAACGGAGTACGCTCATTCACGGTAGTTTTCTTCCGTGGGTTTACCGCCGACCCTTTTGTCCAGTATTCGTAAAGCACATCGTCGCACTCTTCCTGATAGCGAATGACGTTATCGCGGATTTCAGGTCGTACTTTGTTGGGGCTTACAGTTTGGAGCCAGCCATTCAGTTTGCGTAACGCAAGGCAAAGCATGGTTTGTTCGCCCCCTTTCGTAGGGATCATGATTTCCCTGACCCCTTTAGCAAACCGTGACTTCAGTTTATCGGCCTGACCTTGATAGGTTAATCCCATACCATCAATAATTGGGCGCATCGGGGTATACGCCTCATTATCAACACTTACAACATACAGATCAGCACCGTGGAAAGGCACGTTGATAGTAGAGACTGCGGTTGCTATACTCATATCGTTAGTTCCTTGGTAGTTACTGACAAATTTGAAGCCCTGACTGTTGCTGCGGTTGGGGCTTCTTCGTTTCTATGCCTTAATAAATCCATCTTCTTTCAAGCTCCTTTCTATACGTTTAATCACCTCACTGTTTACCGAGCGCCCCTCTTCTTTTGCTGCTTTCTTCAGGATTTCCTTCAGTGCATCAGGGAACCGAATGCCTGTTGGTGGGATGTTTCTTGCATTGTGCATATCATTCTCCTACTTAAAAACTACATTATGTAGATTTATAATTGCAGTATGTGTCTATCCTGTCAAACATTTTTCGACTACATTATGTAGATTGTTGATTCTGAGGATGTAGCATGAAAGGTGCCAGCTTGATAGCCCCACTTGGGGTGAGGATCCCTGAAGATTTAAAGGAAAAAATCCAAACCCAAGCAAAGGAAAATGGACGTTCGACGAACGCTGAAATCGTTCAAATACTCGAAAGTTCATTTTCAAAACTTGATGAAGGTGAAAGCAATCGCTCGAAAGAAACGTCAGACCATTATCAATACTTACTGAGCATGAAGGATGAAATTATTGAGACCCAAAAAGAGACCATATCTCACATGGAAAACACTATAAACAGTCTCAACGAGCACATTAACATCCTGAAAGACCACGTTGAGTTTTTGAAGAATAAATACAAATAGCAAAAACCCACCTTAAATATATTTAACCATAAATTACGGATGAAATATGAAATTTTTATCGATTATAGCTTTTATGTTTTTTGTTTCAACATCCAGTGAGGCAATCTCTTCCACAGAACAAACCATACAAAGAGATTGCACAAAAATAGCTGGAATTGAACAAGGAAATTACGAGAAAGTCTATGTAAAATCAATTAATGAAGCAAGAAAAAAACACTTTCAAGATTATGATCTTATTAGCCCAACAACAAAAATGAGTCAAATAAAAATGTTTTCAAATGCATGTATATTGGCATTTAGAGCATCAAATGACGGCATTGAAAGAAAAACATACTCTGACTACCTACTGGAACAAATATACACAAAATCTGGAATATCACAGGTAGATTACTCATGGTTTAAGCCAGTTTTTATCAAAATGATTGACGCTGGTTATAATCTATCAGATGGCGAATAGCGCTCACCCAATGATAGTCACGCTAACCGGCTGATAAAATGGCATATGGAGCAACCCACTATCAAAGGCCTGCTTGAAGAGGGATGCATATTCGTAATCATCGCTCTTTATAAGCAGGCTTTTCTTCTGATTGTAGGTTCGAGAGTTGAAAGCAAAGCTATTAAACATCGAGGTATCAGTGAGCTTTCTGTACCCTTTTATGATCGAGATACTTGCTCCCGAACCTGAGAAGAGAACAGATATACTCCACCGTTGATCGTTAATAACGTCTACGCCATCGATGCCAGCCAGGAATCGCATGATTCGGCGCTTCAGCCATGGGATAGTGAAGTAATACCCATCACCCTTGTAGAAGTTCCATGTCATGATGCGCTTGAATAGATCATCGGAGACAACAACCTGCTCAGACTGATTTACCACCTTCCGACCATTAAATGGCAGTTGGTTAAACAGAATAGCATTGTACGGGCCGTAAACGGTTCGTTTCCCACTGATAAGCACTGGCGGCCTCACGCCGTAAATTCCTCTGGCTATCCATTTTAGCTGGTCGCCAGCATTGTATCCGCCGACAAAGATCGGGAGATTGGCGTTAATCATCCATGAATAAATTTCCTGAGCCATGGTGTTATACGCAGTGACGAACGCCTGAAGATCATCATCGTCGTTATACTGCGTATACAGGTATGATTTAATGATATCTTCCAGCATTTTATATCCCGTCAACAATAACCCCATCTGAGGCAATGTACCAGTAACTGTATGGGTCACCGCTGATGATATTAGTTCCGGCGTCCACGCCTGTGATAATTCCATTCACAGTAACAATAACGTTCAAAGTCGAGATTAGGCTCATATCAAGCGTGCTGTTAATGGCCTGAAGAAATACATCCTTGACGTTATTGATATTCATCGGATTGCCAGCAAATATCCCGTTCACATAATTGATTACTGGCTGCGACACCAGCGATGCTATAGTCGCGTCAGTCAGGTAGTTGGCGCTTTCCGTGGCCCATTCAAATTTAATCGTTACCAGTTGCTGCAGCGGAACGACGAACGGGATGACGTAGTTATCCGGCCAATCGTTAATAGTGACAACGTTGTTTCTCAGGTTAGGCGTGACTATGCCTCCACCTGTCCACGCACCCGAGGCAGTGGTGTTGATGCCTATAGAGAAGGTGTGCGGGCTCAACACGGTGATGGTTAGTGACACGTTATTAATGCCAGCCATGCCGGTTACACCAGCGATTTTTATAACCTGTCCTGTGCTGAAACCGTGGGTGATATCTGTCGTGACGACGCCAGGGTTTGCATTGGTGATCCCGGTTACATTCAAATCGGTCCCTTTCAGCCTGCTGATGTCGCCAGCTGATTTATAAATCGCCCCGGCCATCTCATAGATATCACCGCCACCACACATCACAATCCACGCATTACCGCTCTGAACGACTGAAACCAGTCGGGCCTGAACATTGCTCAGGTCTGTAAGCTTCTGCCGTATAAAACCAGGATATCCCTGCACGGTCGACATCTGAGCTTCCCAGACGCGCTCGCGAAACTCGGAGTTAGTTTCAGGCGCACCGCCAGGTGTGCCGGCAACCGGGTTGGTGCAAGTAAGGGTAATGTCAGACGGCAGGCTGGTAAGGGTCTGGTTAACAGAACCGACCGGAACGGCCCACGAACCGGTGTTCGTTGCAATGGCTGTTACCATCGAGCTGACACCTGAGGACAGGACCACTGTCGCATCGGCAATCTGGTAGGTATAAGTGCCGTCGCTGACCAGAAATCCCTGCGACACAACGAAACCTACTGATCCTTCAAACACGACAGGAACTGTTGTCGAACCCTCAGTTTTTTGCGGTGGGATACCTGACTGCTGCGCCAGGAGGTTCAGCATGTACATATTCGCTTTCAGCGGGCCAACAGAGTTTATGAGGTCGACGCGGATCTGGTCGGCGATGATCAGTGCTCCGACGTCGGTACTGACAATATCCTCAATCAGTGAGCCAGGCAGGTCCGTCGTGATTCCGGGTGATAATTCAGTGGCTCTTGAAACAAGATCGGCGCGCAGCTCTTCGGAGGTTTTCGGAACTGGCCCGGCCGCATCATAGCTAACGGACAAATCACTCATACGTTCACCGTTGTGATAATTTTAGAACCGGCGTTCGTTATCGCCGAAATGTTGTATACGGGAGGGTCATCACTCACCAGGGCTATCTGCAGGGATGAAAAATACTGGCTAAATTGCCGTTGAAGCCTGTCGACATAATAGGTGGGCAGCACCTGCTGAATGACTGAACTCTGCGACGGGATGCCGTTGTTTGCAAAAAACGGCGACTCCTGCGGCGCCAGCTTCAGATTCTGGATCAGCGTCGTAAGATAGATGGAGTCGTTGAAGCCATTTTCATCCGGCAACACCAGCACCCACTTACCCTCTGCATTTCTCCCGTAGGTTCTCATTGCGTGATATTCCCGTTGAAAGTAGTGGTTGGCGCGCCAGTGTTCGCACCGCCATTTCCGTTTGTATGAGCATGCGCATTTAGCCACGCCACCAGAGCGACCCAGCCAGTGTGCATAATCGCCGGACTGGTGCTGGCGGTAGAGTCCTGCAACTTCCCGCTCTGTCCTGTGATGCTCCACATACCCTGCGTAAGGGTAAGAACAGTGCTACCGACAGTGACCTTAAACTGATCCACGGCAGCGATTGTTACGCTGTCAGGCGTTAGCAGAAACGTCGTGTTGCTTCCCTGGTCCCGGATGGTAACTCCCTCAGGCCCGTAGATAGTGACAACGTTCCCGTCGACGGCCTCCCATTCGGTGTTGCTAATCGGCAGGTATACCAGGGCGCTAAGGTTGGCGGGAGGGGTGAGGTCGGCGATACCACCGCCCTGCCCGCTGACGCCGCCAAGATAGGTGTCTGCAGGAATAACAATCCCTTTATCTCCTGGCTGCATCGGATATCGAATGTACTGCGGACCGAAGAGCGGGATCGTGACATTAGGGAAAACGTATGGCGTGTCATGCAGCTCGAAGGCCACCGTGACCATGTTGCCTTTCTGCTCAACAATGCTTGCTGGGAGTATCTTCCCGGCAGCCTGGAACGCCTCCTGGAATTTCTGCTCAGCGAACCTGTTCATGTTCCGGCCGAAATTTAGCTTCTGGTCAACGCTCATTTTGTCTTAACCGCCTCCGCCGGGTATGCCTCAATAACTGTGATCCACGCCTCAGCTGTAGGCTGCCTGCTGTTACCCAGCAACCGCACCGATTGAACGACGAATTCACCGTTAAAGGCTGAGTCATCGCGAAACTGCGAGTAAGAGGATGCCTGAATCATCGGCCTGGCCTTTTCTGGCATCAGGATGTGGTCACCAGTCTGCAGGTCAGCGCGCATAACGCAGATGACGCTGACAACGCCAAAGCTAATCCACGTTGGCTGGCCGATCAGGTCATTGAAATTTATCTGGACAGGATTTTTACTCCTTTCCGTCGCGCTGGTTTTCGAGCCCTGATCTGGATGGTTAGCGTAATCGTTATCCCACACCCGGATTTCGTTGCCGTTCACCACGGCAATTTCCACACCCGTATAGCCTGGGTCTTTGATGCGGGACAGCGAAAACGCCCGGAGGTTTTTTGCCAGCTCAGCGAGGGAGCCGCAAAACATAGGGCGATCGTAATTCAGCGTCAGCCTGTCGCTGATGCTTATGTTCGGCGTAAAGCCGCCCATCGTCATGATACATTGTGTCAGCGCAACGGAGAGTTTCTGCCCCATTGACCAGGGCATGGTGAGCTGAAGAGGAACCATTTGCCCACGGGCAGTGGTATTAACCGGACCAGCGACAATGATGAAGTCCAGCCGCAGCTCTGTGCCCTGCCAGTTGCCGAACACCTGAAAGATATAGCCTTCAATAGCTAGCTTTTTATTCACCGCACCTGCCAGTGGAAGCCCTTTTGACATGCCAACAAAAATCTGAATTTTTTTACCATAGAGATTCTGCCTGGCCTGCTGCATGTCTCTCGGTCCAATCCCCCATATGGTTAAGTGAGTTTCACCCTGCGGGGTAGACTCTCCGAACCTGAGAATGTCAAATTCAACCATCAAGGCGCCTGGGTTGTACGCTCCATTTTTATGACTGGAGTAGTGCTGGATGACTTTATCATTGCTATCAAGAATGTTTATTTCGTAATAACGCATCAGCTCGTTACCTCAATCTGCCCGTTCTTTTCGCGCCAGATCATGGTCGTCGATGAGAAAACTCCACTTAAAAGGTTTATCCCCCCAGTAGATGTTGAGCCTACGACGGCGGTATTCATGACCGTGTTGTCAGAACTATCAGTGATCAGCAGGTACCAACGCTGTGCGGCGATGTTCCACTTCATCTGACAGGTATAAACGTTCCCGTCAAGAATTGGCGAGAACGTCACGCTACGCTGCTCTCTTCCAGTAAATGGATAATTGACGGTGCTCATATCCCGAACGCCCCCTGGAGTTTACCTATCAGCCCAATTACGCCCTCCGCACTACTTGCTACCGATCCACCCAGGGCGGTATTGCCAAGAGCTGATGCCGTGTTTGTCCATGATGGTGTTTTATTAGGATCCCCGGCATCTATTCTCTTAAGGAAGTTGGTAACTGCTCTGTCAGCATCAGTGGTGGTAATAAGCGGCTGCTCGAAATCCCAGAGCCATGACCGCTGAGGGAGCGGATCATTACCGGTTGAGCTGTCCTTAACAGTTTTCAGAATGCAGTTGTTGTAGATGATGGACGGCGTAGCCACGATGTAAGTCCCGCCCAGATTGGCATGCGCCTGAAGCACTGCCTGCAGCGCGCTCAGTGTTACCAGTTTGGTCATGGCACCGGTATTCTCGTTCACCGGCGCGTCCATCATCAGGCTGACCCTCAACGGCTGCGCCAGAAGCGCGTTGGCCGCGACAGTCTGGTTAGCAAATGGGTATTTAGCAATGTCATAGTCGACCATTGTCGCGCCCAGAACAGGCCGCCAGTGACAGAAATATTTATCCAGATCGGTAAGGTTGATTGCCCCACCAATCAGCCCGGTCACAAAGCTGGCGCTTTGGGTGAGCGCCACTATGGGCAGCATACCGCCGGGGATAGCCTCCGCAACTCCATTGCAGAGGATAACCGGGGATATTTCGAAGCCAAGCCGGTATAGCTCGCGAGTAAATGCCATTATCATCGAACTCCGAGTTGAGAACTGGAAACAACGGCATTACCGCCAGTGTTGTTGTAAACGACCATTCCAGAGCCGTTCCCAGTAAGCCCTCTGTCAACAATCTGTTGCAGTAGTTGGTTAGTCTTGTTCGTGTTTTTGGCAACCTCTGAATTGTCGCTGCCGTTTTCTATTGCCTGTTTTTTCTGAGAACCATACATTGCTTCATATTGCTCTCTTACTCGCCCAGGGTAGGCGACATTCTCAGCGCTTCCACGACGAACCCCTCCGTTGTAATAACGAAGCGCCTCGTCAAAATCACCGCCAGACTGTTGCATGGCCCATGAGAAAACTCGCGCTCCTGCCATAATGTTGTCGTGAGGGTCAAATGGTTTTTCGCCATCCCTGAAGTTGGAAGGCATAACCTGCATTAAACCTTTAGCTCCAGCGCTGGAGACAGCATTCTGGTCCCATGAGGATTCTGCTGCGGCTATGGACTTCAGCCACTTTGGATCAACGTTGTATTTTTTTGCCGCCTCTTCGAAATATTGGTCATACGGTTTTGATTTTTGCTGTGCTTCATATCGCCTGTATCTATCGTTCATGTTCTCCGAAGGAGACTTGGACGGATCGTCGGCCAAAGGCGCCTCTCCACCCATGAATTCACTCACGCTAGTTTTACCAGTGAATAGGTCAATTACTCTACCTATCGACTGTCCTAGCCTGCGCAGGCCATCCATAAAATCATCAACATCTTTGGTGAACTCTGGCGATGCGAGGTATTTCCCGAAGCGCTCTATGCCTCCCGCCAGCCCGTCAATCCACTTACCGAGTTCTGGCGACTGCAGCACCGTATCAATGGCACCAGCCAGCGCATCAGAAAGCTTGCTAAGCTGCGGGGTTAACGGACCGAGCCCGCGCACAAACGTATTACG